ACCGAGACCAGAACCACACTCTTGAACTTGTTGATTTTCAGAACCGTCATTTCGTTTTCCATGTACATACAATGCACGAAATTTTGCAGGTCGTCAATTTTTATCTGCTTTTTTTCTCACTTTTTTTTGATGGCCTGGCCGCAGTAGGTTGGCACACATCCTGCTCCCAGCACACACCGTGCCAACCCCCCCCATTTTTCAAAAAATTTAGACCTTGACATTTTGGGACTAGGGGGGAGGGGATTAATCTCATTCTCCCCATTGCACAAAACTAAGCCCCCCTTCTCACCTAACTTCCTAAATACATAAAGATCTATCTATATATAATCTATTCATGTATATGTATAAATATGACCATGCCCCCCATTTTTAGAAAAAAAAAGAAAAAGGTGTTTCTCTAAATGCATTCATATGAAAAAATCGGGGACGATGTTTTTCGAAGGTTCGCCTTGTAGATATATGATTGCTTTTTTCAAAATCTCTATATCATCATAAAATCGCCCAATACCTAAATTACAATTGTTACATATATATCCTCTAAAGTTGTGCGAATAATGACAATGGTCTAATATCCATTTTTCTGTATATACATTACAAATCGGGCAAAATCCTGAAATTGGGGGTGGATTTTCGGATCGTAATTTGTTTCTTAACTTTGATAATTTACCGCTGCAAATCTTACATGTATTTTTGCGCCCACATTCTGATGTTGAAAAATACGGATATTCATCTATATTTTTAATTTCACCACAATTTCGACATTTTTTGGAAACCACCATTTATTTATTATAATACAACATCTACTTAAGATGAAACAAAAGAAAAAAGACGAATCTCAAAAGATATCACAAAGAGAAAAAATCAAAGACTCTTTAAATGTGAGATCGTTAAAATGGACTGAAAAGCAAAAACAATTTATCGAATTAGCGACAAATAAAGATACTCGTATTATATTTGTAAATGGCCCCGCTGGCACTTCTAAAAGTATTATTGCGACTTATGTATCATTGTTATTGTTGAATGATAAGAAAGTGTCTGATATTATATATGTTCGTTCTGCTGTTGAAAGTAGCGACAGTAAAATTGGATTCTTGCCTGGAGATGCAAGTGAAAAGTTGCAATTCTACAATTTGCCATTTTTGGAAAAGCTGGATGAATTGTTGTCTCGCGCCGAAGTTGATAAATTGGAAAAAGAAGAGCGGATTTCGATGTATCCAATCAATTATGCGCGAGGTATGAGTTGGGCGGCAAAATCTATTATTCTCGACGAATGTCAAAACAGCACGAAAAAAGAAATAATCACAGTTCTTACTCGTCTAGGTGAATTTAGTCGTTGTTTCGTTCTTGCTGATCCTATGCAAACAGATTTGCCATCTAATAAAGCTGGCGGCTTTGAAGACCTGTTCCATTTATTCTCTGATGAAGACAGTAAATCTATGGGTATTCACACATTCACATTCGACGAAGAAGATATTGTAAGATCTAAAATAGTTAGATTTATTGTTAATAAACTAAAATCTTCAAAATAAACACTGTATAATATGTTATGAAGATATACTGCCAAAAATGTGGGTCGCCGCACGAAGCTGTCAACAAACCGAATTTCTGCTTTAATTGCGGAAATTCTTTCGGGATAAAATCTGTGGCATCTTCACCTGTGCAAAGTAAACAATCGCCGAAACCCATACGGTCGCAATATCGATCTTCAGCAGAAGAAGATGATTATGACGAAGATGAAGATGGATCGCCGATAAACACAGAATTAGCATTTAGTGCTTCTAAGTTAGATGTTGAAATTGAAAAAGATCATAACTTAACAATAAAAATTGAAAACGTTATTGGATCTTCAACAGGCGGCGAAGTTTTCCAAAGAAACAATGAAAATGGCGGATATTCGATGGACGATTTTAGAAGAGAAGCAGGTTCGATTAAAAAGCAATAATGAAAAAGAAACAGTCATCGCCTTCTTTCGAAGAATCGATAAGTATTATCGATAACGAAATAAGCAAAAGAAGGAATAAATGGAATCTATCTAGCCTAACTTGGATAGATTTTGATGACGTATCACAAATCATTAGAATTCATATTTATAAAAAGTGGCATCTTTATAATCCTAAACAGCCTTTGGCTCCTTGGGTAAATAGAATAATATCAAATCAGATAAAAAACTTAATTCGCAATAATTATCTGAATTTTATAAAGCCGTGCGCCCAATGTCCAGAATCTGAGCCTGATGAAGGATGCAAGAAGTTCGGAAAACAATGTTCGGATTGTCCGTTGTTTAAAGAATGGGAAAGAAACAAAAAGCAAGCATATAATTTAAATATGCCCATTCCTTTCGAGTCTTTGGAAAATTGTTTAGACACAAGTTATCGCGACTCTATTGACATCGACAAGTTTAAGTTGGATTTAGACAGCAAGATGAAAGGCTTTTTAAAGCCTTTAGAATGGAAATTGTATGAAATGTTGTATATCAAGAAAATGACGGAAAAACAAGCGGCTAAAAAAATGGGTTACAAGAGTACAGAAGAAAATAGAAACCCTGGGTATAAGCAGATAAAGAATATGCAAAAAGCCATTATAAAAAAGATAAAGATAAGTATTCATAACGGAGATATAGACGTTTACTAATATGTTAACCGAACAACAACAAAATGTTATTGTCGATGAATGGAATAATCGCCCTGATGATCCTCCTTCTTTAATAGAGTTAATTAAAATAGCATATCCAAATCAGCCAGAGTTAGATGGTCGTTGTAAAGAAGGTAAATATGTTCAAGCGTTTTTAGCGAAAAAAAGTTTAAAAGCAAGAGGCGCTCATGAATATAAATCAAAAAAAGCGCCCGATATTTCGGACGAAAATAGACAGTTTATTTTAAACAACGCCAAAACGATGAAGGCGTTAGAGATAACACGAATTATCTTTGACAATCCCACATTGTCTAATTTAAACAACGAAACTAGAATTGTCGCTAAATTTATATCTGAGAACGTACTTCCAGCAGAAATTTATAAAGAACAAGAACAAATAGCTCAAGAAGATTATGTATCTCCTCGATCTTTAGACAAAGCGATAAATAAAGTTAATAGATATGTATATGATTTAAATTTAAAGCGCGAAACTTTAAACTCTAGACATAAAAGAGATTTAGAATGTTTATTAAAGTATATCAATACTTATAGATTCGTGCATCAAATTAATTCTTATGATGGTAATGTAGATAGAGACCTTTTCGAAAGTTCTTTCGTTCGTTATACATATGATAAAAATGATCTTACAGAAGAAGAAGTAGATCAATATATTATATTAGCGTCAGAAGTAGTTATCGCTTCTAGCATACAAAGAAGAGTTGAGAAGTTACAAAGGTTGTTAGAAGGAGCGGCGGACAACGATGCGAGAATTTCGATGGGTTTAGTCGAATCTATAAATACCGCACAACAAGAATATAATCAATGCGTCGGTCGTCAGCAAAAACTTGTTAATGATCTTAAAACAAAGCGTTCTGATAGATTGGGAAGTCAAATCAAACAAAATGCTAGTATTGTTAATCTTATTCAAGCTTGGAAAGAAGAAGAATCTAGAATAAAGATGATCAAATTGGCTGAAATACGCAAGGCGACTTTGGGAGATGAAATTGATAAACTAGAAAGCATGGAAGAGTTGAAATGCCGTATATTGGGTATTTCTAAAGAGGAAATATTAAATGGTTAATTGCAAATTCTGTAATAAAGATTTTGATAACGATAAAAGTCTACATGCTCATTTAAAGTCTCATAAAATTTCAGTGGGTGATTATTATCAGCATTATTATCCTCGTAAAGACTTGTTAACTGATGAGCTTATTGAATTCAAAAATAAAGATCAATACTTTGATTCTGATTTTAACTCGAAAATAAACTTTAAAAAATGGGCGAAAACATCTGATCCTAAGATGGTCGGAGATTATTGCAAAAGGTTGCTGCAAAAACGTCAAGAAAAGAAGAAGTCTATATACCCATTCTCTCAAGTAGAGTTAAAGTCTTCTGGAATTCCTAGCATTAACTTTTTAGAGACTGTTATCGGCGATTATTATGATTACTGCACCAATAATGGTTTCGAAAAGAAGTTTTTAAATCCAAAAAATTTACTTTTAATTGATTCAGTAAAGGACGACTATTGCATTTATGTAGACACAAGAGAACAAAAGCCTTTAGAGTTTTCTAGATTAACTCAAGTAAAGAAGTTGAACTTCGGCGACTATTGTTTCGAAAATTTGGATGTATCAGGAAACACTTTTATCGAGAGAAAGTCTCTTAAAGACTTTATTGGAACTTTGGCCGGGGGATACGACAGATTTTGCAGAGAGATAGAAAGGGCCGCTGAGAGCAGCAGTTCTGTTGTTGTGGTGGTTGAGAATGATTTGGCGACGTGTTTAAGATTCAATTATCTTCCGTATATTGCAAGAAACACA